TATTACCCCAGAAGAAGTAGAGTCAATAGTTCGTTCTATTACCGGTGTGTACAACGCTAGAGTGACTAGTCTGTACCGGCTGTCGGGCTCTTCTGCTCGAAACACTTTAGTTGGTGCTGCTAACGAAATCTTTACGTTTGCAGAAGACAGCATTTCGGTAACCCTAGCATCAAGTAACGCTACTTTAAGCAACATTACTACCAGCGTAGGAACGTTAACTCCAGCATTTACAGCCTCGATTAGCAACTACAACATTGTGGGAGCATCGGCAGGAAGCGCAACCATTGGTTTAACTAGAACTAACGCTAACTCGGTAATTTACGTTAACGGTACTTTGGTTTCTGGCAGCACTTACGCCGCAACCTTGGCGTCTGGAGCCAACACTCTCACAGTGTCTGTTTTGGCTCAAGACAACTACACCTCGAAAACGTACACAATCACCGCCATAGTATGATAAAAGACTCGGACGGTAAGATTAGGTTCTACGGTGTTTACCGTGGAGTAGTCGCTGACACCCGAGACCCTTTGTCTAAAAACCGAATCAGAGTCCAAGTTCCGCAGGTTCTATCTGACCAAATAACCGGGTGGGCGTGGCCGATGGTTTCTGTGTCAAATACAGGGACAGTCACCCCAAGTATAGGTGACGGAGTGTTTATCCAGTTTGAAGGCGGAGACCCCTCTTTCCCATTGTGGTCAGGTAAATTTTCAGGAGAGGTGGCTGCAACCCCAGACCCTGTTGCGGTTAGATGGTCCCCTGTGTTTGAAGCAACTGGCTTGACGTTTACTGGTTCTGGGGCGACTTACCCCACGTACAACAGTTACTACATAAAACACGGCCAGTTAGTTTCGTTCAACATCAAGATAGATTTAAACACCGTAACTAACTTTGGAACTGGCCAGTTTAAGACTGCTCTGCCTTTTGCCCCTATCTCAAGTGCCGCAAACCATTTCTCGGCATGGTCTTGGGTAAACCCTGCCGTATCTGCTGATGAACTGAATGGGCACGTACAGATGGTGGCCGACCATTTGCCTGGGTCAATTTCTTTGGATTTGCATTGGTTGAAGGAAACCACCGCTAGTCCAAAGCCCCTTATAGAAAGCCTATTGGTTCAGGGAACCCCCGTAACGTTTACCACAGCCAGCAAAATGTACATAAATGGAACTTACATAGCTGCTGGATAACCCTTGTTGAGCCAGATAATAACCCTGTTATTTGGCAGAATTAGAACAGATGTTTAGGAGACATAATGCCTGCTGTATACCCAACTACTAAAGTTAGCTTTACTCGTAAAGTTGACCTTCAAGATTTAGTCGTCGCTGCTGACATTAACTCAGCTTACGACGAAATTGAAGCTATTCAAGCCACGCTTGGGCTTTTGCCTGCTCTCCAGGGAAGCACTAACTGGGTCACCGTTAAAGCACGCTTAGAAAACATTGAGTCTGGGCTTAGCTCAGCTTTGACCACCTCTTCAGCTTCTGTGACTACCGGCTTTGGTTTTAAAAGAATTACGGCCTCAACCTCGACACCTTCTTCTGGAGACGGTGTTAACGGGGATGTCTGGCTACAGTACGTCTAGGAGGCTTGTAAATGCCTAGCTATAATAATCTCATCTATGCTGGTGGCTATTACGGCCAACAGTCACGCTTGGCTTTTTCAGTACAACCGTTTACCGCAGTTGCCATCGATTACGACCAAGTGTTGCTGACTTGGGCGGCACTACCTAACCCCGAAGGTGCAGCATTTAACGCAGTTCGTCTTGTCCGAAATCAAGTAACTTTTCCAGAAACCCAAGAAGACGGAGTTATCCTGTGGGAAGAAAATGGGCTTACTGGGCCGTTTTCTATCTCTACTTTTGTAGACGGGTACGACAACATTCTAGATGACAACGAACACAACGACTCTCCGCTAATTGGTGGTAGGTTTGCGTACTACCGCATGTGGCTCCGTAAAGATGACGACGTATGGTACGAAGCCGGGGACACTTACGTAATTATTCCGCAAGACCATGGGTCTTCAGCGTTTGCCGGTACAGCGGGGCAAACTACCCACGACAAGTTCATGGACTTACTTCCAAAGGTATACACCACGGCTACTCAGTCCCCGATTGACAACGTAGACCCAACGTCAACTTTGTACACTTTCCTTAAAGGGTTTTCGCTAACCCTAGACGAACTGCTCACTTATGCAGATGTTCTTACGCCAAACTACTCTGGCCTTTCTACCCCGCCAGAAGTGGTGTCGCTTCAAGCACATCAGTTAGGTGTTCCGCTAGAGTACTCACTTGGACTTCGGGCAGTAAAGCGCCTAATTCGTGAAGCAGTATACTTACACAACAACAAGGGAACTGAGTTAGGTGTTCAGACATTGGCAGAGAGCCTAACAGGGTTCTCACCTACTGTTACTCAAACCAAAAACTTAATGTTGTCAATGCAGGACAGCACTTTCTATAAAGGGGTAGGAAACTGGCTTCCTGGAGGAAACTGCACATTAGCTGTGGAACAGTCTGTTTACCACAACACGTCTGAAACGAAAGTCTTTGACAAAACTTACACGGCAAAAGTTGTAGCATCAAGCACTAGTAGTTTTATTTCTAATGGAGAAAACAAACCTAAAACTTTGGGTGTCCCTGTCACTGCTGGAACAGCTTACCAGTTACTGTTTTTTGCGTTGACAGCCACTGCAAGCAGAAGCATTACGGCCAAAATAACTTGGTATAACTACACAGGCACTGTCATAAGTGACAACAGTGCTACTTTTTCTCTTACAGCGAACACTTGGGCTAAAAACGTGTCTGTTTCATTGACCGCTCCAACGGGGGCTACTTATGCGGCTATCCGGCTCTCTTTCAGTGGTGCAGCAACTTTTTACTTAGACAAAATTCAGTTTGCTTTGTACGAAAGCTCAACCCCATCTTACGAGGAAGCTCGTGGAGTAAACGTGTTCTTGGCTCCCTCTAAAGTCAACTACTTGAACAACCCTTCATTTGAAGCGTTAAACTCTGAGTGGACTATCGTCGATGGCCCCACCTCGTTGGTAACCAGCACATTTGCTCATGCTTTAGCCTCTTCTACAATGTTGCAATCAGTAACTAACAACGGCACTCTGTCCTCTTACACTACCGTGACCACCGCATCTTTGCCGGTTGGTTCTTTTTACACGTTTTCTATTTACGCAAAGACCGTTTCTGGCACAGCAACTGTTCGCCTAACAATAATTGCGGATGACGGAACTGCTTTAGACCCGGTCACTACTGTTGGTAGCAACGTAACTTTGACTACAGCTGAGCAAAGAATACACGTAACCGTATATGTTCCTAGCACGTTTGGTGCAAACACAGTAATTACTTGCAAATTGTCAGGCACCACAACTGGCCAGACCATCAACTTGGATGGGGCTCAGTTAGAGGCAAGCTACTTGCCAACAGATTACTTTGATGGGGAGTTTCCTGACGTTTCTGGGGCTATGTGGGCAGGGACAGCAAATACGTCCGTATCGTACCTGTACCCTAATAAGCACATCAAAATTCCTCGCTTGGTGGCTAACTTGGCGGAGTACATGCCTATTGGAACCACGTACACAATTTCAACTTACGCAGGGCTTGAGTATATCGGAATCTCGTAGTACCATGCTTGCATGGAACTATTAATTGGAACAGTAATCTCAGCCCTTGCGACAGCATTCGCACTCGGAGTTCTCGAACTCATCACGCCCGCCCTTTTTTATCGGTATGTTAAAATTGTTGGCACTTATCCTTTGAACTTGGTTGCCTTCTGGTACTTGGACTTTCAGGGATTTTCTGTGTTTGTTGCGGCGGCTGCGGCGAGTTTGCTTGCATTATTGGTCATTGGTGTGGTAGACAGGTTGTCTCAGCCTCAGCCGGCTGTGATTAACCGACGTAATTTCTAAGGGCAAAATGCAGATACCTGATGAGGTTTTGGACAAAGGTCTGAAGCCTAGCGAGTTCTATTTACTCGCCTTGATGTTTAGGCACGCCAGTAAGTCTGGTGTGGTTGAATTAACTATGGAAGACCTGTCTGGTCTTACCGGCTTGTCTCGCACAACTATTTGGCGTGACATGTCTGGTCTTGAGGATAAAGGGTTAGTTGACACCCACCGCACGAAGCGCAACCTTGGTAAGTTCTGGAAGAACAAATACCAGCTTTTGTCTCCATGTTTCATTTCTGAAACCAAGGGGGTTGACATCGAGGTTAGTGGTGTTTTACCATGTCTCACAGATGAAACATCAACAGCTGATATAGATATAACTATTGATACAGCTGATATTACTAAAGTAAAGAATACTACGTATTCTTTAGGGGCTAGGGCCCCGAAGTCGAAGGAGGTTGCTGTGGTTAATCGTTGGAAAGATGATGATGATGACATTGCGGGTTTTGGTTTGTTGGAGGACGAGGTTCAGGCTAAGGCTAAGCCGGTGTCTAAGAGGGACCCTAAGACTCGTAGGCAGCGACCTCAGGAGGAGTGGACTGCTGCAGATGTGGCTTCAGAGTTTTCGTACAGGGTTTACGACAAGATTCGTGGCATCCCAGGTTTGGTGAACACCAACGCTTTGCGTGGTGCTTTGTCGGCTAACCGTTCTAGGTTTGAGGTGTCTGCCACTTTGGAGATGGAGCTCATGGACCGGTTCTTTGGGGACGAGCGCAACCTGGCCACGATTAAGGGTTCGCCTAAAAAGGCTCACGGTATCTTCTTGAATTTCATTACAATGAACATCACTAAGGTTACCGAGGACTTGGAGATGACCTCTGAGGACAAGGACGAGAATTACATTTATGCTTCGGATGGCAAACGATTTGACAAGTCGATGCCTGGTAGGAGAGACTTAGCAGAGCACGAAGATAAGTTAAGGAGGGCTTAATGAGTTACGACGTAAACAAGTTGTCGCCAAACAAAAAGCACTGGTTGCTACGTGGCGCTAACATCCCAAGCCGTTTCATAGGTTTGGAGCCTAAGGACATCGCTGAGAGAACTGGCGGTTTCCCCGAGGACATTGACATCTGGCTAGAGAGAGCCATGGAAGGTCAGATTATCAAACAGATTGGTGGACTGGGCCGTACCGGTGTTGGGCTGTTGTTTGACGGCGGTCCAGGTTTGGGTAAAACCACTCACGCTGTCACGGCTGCTATGGAGTTTGTCCGTATGCTGCCAGAGGATGACGATAAGGCTCGTGAGGTTTTGCAGATGAAAGCTGACGACTATGGGATGAAGTGTCGCCCAATTTATTACCTGACTTTCCCAGAGTTTTTGAGCCGCAAGAAGTCGATGTTTGACGCTGACCCTGAGGCCAAGAAGCTAATGCAGTTGGAGATGGAGGGGTTCCACGGTCGCTGCAAAGAGGATAGCCTGAACGTGCGTGTTCTAGTCTTAGACGACCTGGGCAAGGAGTACGGCTCGGACTATGACAACACGTCATTTGACGAGGTTCTACGTTCCCGTTATGATAGGTCCCTACCGACTATCATCACTACCAACGTTAATAGGGATAACTGGAAGAAGCAGTACGGTGAGGCGATGGGTAGTTTCGCACACGAAGCGTTTACTAGAGTACGTATTATAGGAGAGGACCTAAGACGAGCATGAAGAAAGAAGCAGAGATGAGCATTTCCTGGAGAACAGTACAGATGTTCATCGGTGATGATGGTGTTGCCGAAGTTGAGGTGGACGCCGAGTTCAACGACAAGATTCGTTGTTCTTGCAAGGCGTATAGTGCCAGCTCGAAATGTCGCCACAGTAAGTTTGTTAAGAACCGCATGGAAGATGGCGAAGGG